GCGTTAATGATGTAAAATATATATTACAAAGAGGAGGCTCTTTGTCAAATATTCCTGGCGCTTCTAATATTCCTAACATTAATAAATTAATTAATAATAAAACTCCCTCTATCGATACTTCGGGATTACCTTCTCCAGTAACCGCTAATAAAGTTCAATCATTGCAAATGGGTCTTTCAAAATTGACAGGAAATAATCCCAGCGTTGAAGCAAATGTAAATAATATAAATTCTATAGTTTCAAATGGAATTCCGAACGTTTCTAATGTTGCTTCTTCTGTAGTAACAAAATACGGTTCAAAAAATGCTAAAGAAGCATTTAGTCCTTTGGTGAATTTAATAAATGGATCAAAATTTAAATGAGTAACATAGAAAGTCGTACAAGACCTATATTTAAAAGAAGAATACAATCGCCTGGACCGTATAAGGCCAGGATTACAAATAATTTAGATAAGACAAGAATGGGCGCTATGGAAGTTTCTTTCCAAATGGGAGCTCCTGATGATCCTAATGTTGAAGAATTAACAGGTCATGCTTATTATCTTCCTCCATTTTGGGGAACAATGAATCAATTATTTGAAGGCAGTGATCCAAGAAAATTTGAAGATGTACAAAAAAGCTATGGAATCTGGATGGTTCCGCCTGATATCGGAACTACTGTTTTAGTAATTTTTGTTGATGGAGATCTTTTACAAGGTTATATTTTAGGTTGTATACCAGATACTTACCAAAATCATATGGTACCTGGCATTGCTGCTAGTAATCACGCTTATCTAAGTCCTGAACAACAATTAAAATACCAGACATCAAATTTACCGGTAGCTGAATTTTTAATGAGAAATATTAAATCTCATCCAATGCCTGGTTCTCAATATCGTCCGGTTCATCCTTTTGCTGATAGATTATTAGCACAAGGTCTATTAGTTGATAATATTAGAGGAATAACATCAAGTTCAGCTAGAAGAGAAATTCCTAGTAATGTCTATGGAATCAGTACTCCCGGGCCTTTAGACTTAAATGGAAGAAAAGCTGCAGTCGGATATGATAAAAAAGTATTAGTTCCTATTACTAGATTAGGAGGGACTCAATTTGTTATGGACGATGGCAAGGTTGATAAAAAAACTGGAAAAATTGTCGATGAATTAGTTAGAATAAGGACTAGAACTGGCCATCAAATTTTAATGCATAATAGTAGTGATTTAATTTATATCGCAAATAGTAAAGGAACAGCATGGATAGAATTAACATCGAATGGTAAAATAGACATTTATGCTGCAGATAGTGTAAGCATACATACCGAAGCAGATTTTAATTTTAGAGCCGATAGAGATATTAATATCGAAGCTGGAAGAAATATTAATATTCGAGCCTTAGGCAACATGGAAAAGAATATTGCCGGATATTATAATTTAATTGTAGATGATTATGCAAAAATATCTATTGCTAAAAACAAGGACGAAACAATAGGAAAAGATTTAAAACTCAGTGTTGGAAATAATTTAAACGTAGTAGCAGATCGAGGAATTCTTGCGACCGCTGGTGCAGGAGTTGATGTTTCAGCAGAGGGAGACATGAAACTAAGCACCGCAGGCACACTCAATCTTGGAGCAAGCGGAAACATTATTGCTACAGGGTCTAAGATACATTTAAATGGGCCTTCTGCTGCCGCTGCTGCTAGTGCCGAATTAGCTAGCTTGCCTCCACAATTACCTACATTTAGTTTGCCTAATAGAAATGTTAAAAATGGCTGGAGCAATGGTGTTTTTTATAAAGATACTCCAATTAATAGTATTATGCAACGTGTTCCTACGCATGAACCTTGGGATCAACATGAAAATATAAATCCTTCGTTGTTTAGTTCTTTAAATACTGATGTTACCGTACAAAGTAGAGCAAGCAGTGGAATTCCAGATACTGCAGCAGTATCCACAGCGCCATCTGCTAATTTGCCAGAAGTACTTTCGGGCACCTGTGAACCAAGATATGCTAAAGACATTGCAGCAGCATCTAGCCAGGCGGGAATCTCTCAACTTAAATCAGCCTGTGAGCCGGTTGGACTTAATACACCTATATCTATTGCTTCGTTATTGGCTATAACAGGAGGAGAGTCTAAATGGCAAATACAGGTTGAAAAATTTAATTATTCTGCTTCTAGATTATTAACAGTCTTTCCATCGATCTTTAAAGGTGATCTAGCTTTAGCTCAAGAAAAAGCAGCCGATCCTTCAAAATTGCCTGAATTCTTGTACGGACCGCCGCCGTTTGGTTCACCTAATAACCAATATAAGTCATTAGGAAATATTAATGCTGGAGATGGATCTAAATTTATTGGAAGAGGATATATACAAATTACAGGAAGAAGCAATTATACAAAATATAGTAAATTATTATATGATAGAGGCTTATTGCCATCTGTAACTTCTCTAGTAGATTCGCCTGATCTTTTAAATGATCCTAAAATTAGTGCGTATGTTAGTGCAATATACATCGCAGATCGAGTTAAATTATCTCAAACAGATCCTGGATATTTTGAAGCTGCAGTAAGAGCGGTAGGATACTGCACTCCTGATATTTACGCAACTAAAAAAGGGTACTATGAATGTTTCTTAGGGCAATTACAAGGTAAACCGATACCTACCTATGATTCATCCCCGCCATTAACTGATAGTGCAGGAACTACCGTTGGGTCGACTGATAATCCTACTGCATCCAGCACACTTGCTCCATAAATAAGATTATGCCTTATAAAAATATCGAATTAAACCCATCTCAATTTAAACCTACATTGACTTATAAACAAAGTCAATTTTATATCGGCTATAGCTCGGTAGCAGCAGGCTCAACAAACAATATAAGATTATATGATTTTGATATAATTAAGCAGGATTTATTGAATCAGTTTAATACTAGGTTAGGTGAAAGAGTAATGAATCCTACCTTCGGGACTATTATTTGGAGTTTGATTTTTGAACCGTTTACAGATGATGTTAAACAAGCTATAGCTGACGATATTAACAGAATATGTAACAACGATCCTCGCGTGATTCCTATACAATTAACTACTACAGAACAAGAATATGGAATTCTTCTTGAAATCACACTACAATATATAGGAACCGATCAAACATCTAGTATGTCTTTATCTTTCGATAGAGAGTTAGGTCTATTATCGCAATAATATACATATATTATTACTCAAATAAATACGGTATCTATGAGAAAGAGTTATTATGATACCATCAACTACTAATCAACTACTAGTCGCAGAAGATTGGAAAAAAATCTATCAAAGTTTTAAAAACGCTGAATTTCAAAGTTATGATTTTGAAACGCTACGTCGAACGATGATTACTTATTTGAGAGAGAATTTTCCTGAAGATTTTAATGATTATATTGATAGCAGTGAATATATTGCACTTGTTGATCTAATTGCATTTTTAGGACAAAATCTTAGTTTTCGTATTGATTTAAACGCTCGAGAAAACTTTTTAGAAACTGCAGAAAGAAGAGACAGTGTTTTAAGGTTAGCTCAATTAGTAAGTTATAATCCTAAAAGAAACGTGCCCGCCAATGGACTTTTAAAGATTACTTCTATATCAACAACAGGTAATGTTTTTGATAATAACGGTGTAAATTTATCTAACTCTGTTATCGGCTGGAATGACCCTACAAATACTAATTGGTACCAGCAATTTATTACAGTTATTAATTCCGCAATGGTAAGTCCTTCCCAATACGGAAAACCTATTATTAGTTCTATAATCAATAATATTGCGACTGAACAGTATAAAATTAATTCTAACAACACTGATATACCTGTATTCAGCTTTACTAAAAATATAGCAGGAACTACATTATCTTTTGAATTGGTATCTACAACTTTTGCTAATGAAAATTTTATCTACGAAGAAACTCCTCAACCCGGAAATAACTTTGGAATAATTTTTCAAAATGATAATCAAGGAAGCGGTAGTGCTAATACAGGATTTTTTATTCATTTTCGAGAAGGGACATTATCTAATGCTAATTTTTCAGTAACTAGCCCAGTTCCAAATGAATTAGTAGGTATTAATGTTAATAATATTAATGATAATGATGTATGGTTATGGCAATTAAATTCTGATGGAACTGCTCCTCAGACGTTATGGCAAAAAGTTCCTGCATTGGTAGGAAATAATATTATCTATAATAGTCTAAATTCCGATCAAAGAAATATCTATGCTGTATTAAGTAGAGATAATGATCAAATTGATTTATCTTTTGCTGATGGAAATTTTGGTAATTTACCTAACGGATCTTTTACATTATATTATAGACAGAGTAGCGGGTTGACGTATAGTATTAAACCAGAACAATTAAGTAATGTGTCTGTTAAAATACCATTTACCGATACTGCCGGGCAATCTCAAGTATTAACATTAATTTTAAGTTTACAGTATACCGTAACCAATGCAGCTGGTAGCGAGACTATTGACGATATTAAGTTAAAAGCTCCTCAGACATATTATACTCAAAATAGAATGATTACGGCTGAAGATTATAATATTGCTCCATTAAATGTTAGCCCTGATATATTAAAAATTAAAAGTGTTAATAGAGTTAGCAGCGGAGTTAGTAAATATTATGAATTAAGCGACGTTAGTGGAGCTTATAGTTCTACTGATATATTTGCCAATGATGGCATTTTATATAAAGAATATAATGAATACAATTTTCAATTTTCTTTTACTACTCGAAACGAAATATTTTCTATTTTACAAACTAAATTAGCTCCAATTATCAGTTCTCAAGGTGTAAGATCTTTTTATCTTGATCAATATCCTCGTGTTGATTTAAGCGCTAATAGTCTGGCATGGCATCGATCTAATTCTTTAACTAACCAAACTAATGGATATTTTAATTCTTATGCCGGACCGGTTTCTTTAGGATATTTAGGAAATGGAAATTTATCCTATGTAACTGTAGGATCTCTAATAAAATTTGTTCCGCCTGCAAATAGCTATTTCTTGCCTAATGGGCAGATTACACCTACAAGTGATGATACAACTAAAGATTATCTATGGTCACAAGTAGTTAATATTACAGGTGATGGATCTAATAATGGAACAGGTAATTTAGTTACAGGAATAGGTCCAGTTGTGTTAACTGGATCTTTAGTTGGTGATGGGTTAGTCGTCAATAACGGATCAACTCAATACCCTGAAATAACTATTCCTTCAAGTGCAATACCTTATTCTGTTATACCTACATTTATTGATATCTTATCTTATGATCTACAGGCTGAGATTGCGAATTTAGCATTGTCTAAAAGAAATTTTGGTTTGAGTTTTGATTCTATTAGTAGAGTATGGTTTTTAATTGTAGATACTAATCTAGATCTTTTAAATCCATTCAGTTTAGCTAATCAAGGTAATATCAGTAACGCAAACCTCGATGCTAGCTGGTTAGTGGCATTTCAGTGGACTGGAAAAGAATACATTGTTAGATACAGAACTTTAGAATATATATTCGAAAGTGAAGCTAAAACAGCATTTTTTGTTGATGACTCCAATAAAAATTATGATTTTACTAATGATACAGTGATAAAAGATAAAATTGACGTATTATCGATCAATAAAGGACCTACTCCTGATGTAAGTTCTTTAGTTCATGATTATTCATGGCAAATTGATAGTGCAGTCGTTGAATCCGATGGATACATAGAACCTAAAAAAGTTTTAATCAGTTTCTATGATCACAATGATAATGGGCAGATAGATGATCCTGATATGTTTAATAATATTGTTGCACCGAATAGTGTTAGTTTGCAAACAGGTTATAGAGATAAATTTGTTTATTTTCTAAAGTCTGCTACCGGAGATAGATATTCTCTATATAACGGTACTGTAATTTCTTATCCGAATCAAAATTCAGTAATAAACCCAATAGATGGACAGTTGTATTATTTCTATGATTTAGATCTTATAAAATCTTATTCAAAAAATTCTAATTCATATGATACTCCAAATCCTTATCTATATTTTGCAAGAGTTGGAAGAAAAAATATCAAATTCCATTATGTGCATAATGCAGCAAATGAAAGAAGATTAGACCCAGCAAAAATGAACATAATTGATGTTTATCTATTAAGTAGTAGCTATGACACTGCCTATAGAAGTTGGTTAATATCTGGAACAGGATCGGAACCAGTGCCTCCTACGACACAAAGTTTAGAAAATAATTATTCTTCTTATTTAGAACCAATTAAAAGTGTAAGCGATGATATAGTTTATCATCCTGCTAAGTACAAAGTACTATTCGGCGACATGGCTCCTGTACAATTGCAGGCAATATTTAAAGCAGTGCAAAGTCCGACAAGTACATTAAGTTCTACTAATTTACAGACAAAAATTTTATCAGCAATAAATGATTTTTTTGCGATAGATAATTGGGACTTTGGACAAACTTTTAATTTTAGTGAATTAGTGGCATATGTTATGAATATAATGACGCCGGATATTACAAATTTTGTAATAGTACCAAAATCATCTAGTAATAACTTCGGGAGTTTATTTCAAATTAGTTGTCAAGGAAATGAAATTTTTATCAGTGGCGCAACAGTTAATGATATACAGATACTAAGTAGTTTAACAGCTTCGGAATTAAATTTAACGTCTATCGTTTCAAGTAGTTAAGGATCATCTTTATAATGAGCAATTCAAATAATAAAAATAGAAAATCAGTCAATTTACTTCCTTCTTATTTTCAAACCGATAAGAATTCTAAATTCTTATCTGGAACTATCGATCCTCTTTATTCTGTTCCTTCTTTAACAAGAATTAGCGGGTTTGTAGGAAGCAAATTAAGTGCAACATATAATTCCTTAACTGATGTTTATGTTAATAATGCTAATGTTAATGAAACTGATTTGAGAAGTAAGTATCAACTTGAACCTGCATTAATTAATCAAGATTCTTTAGGAAATATTAAAAATTCAATTGCATTTGATGATTTAGTAAATCAATTATCCTTCTATGGATCGACAACTAATAATTTTAATAAATTGTTTGCTCCGGATGTCAATTCCTATGACCCTTATATCGATTGGGACAAGTTTGTTAATTTTAGAGAATATTATTGGCTTCCGCTTGGCCCAGATCCAATCACTGTATATGGTCAACAAAGAAATACAATCAGTACTTATACAGTAACTGATTCTTCTGATGGTAGTTATTTTATTTTTACTCCTGATGGGCTAACTGAAGACCCTGTTTTAACTTTCTATAGAGGAGTAACTTATGTTTTTAATGTAAATTCTAAACATACATTTTATATTAAAACTAATAACGGGCCTGGACAAGAAGGATCGGTAACCGGAAGCGGAGTCAGCCAAGGTCAAATAATTTTTACTGTAACAGATACCATGCCAGGAATGTTATATTATGCGTCCGATGATATTAATGTTATTCCTGGAAATATTTTAGTTAAAAATATTACAGAAAATTCATATTTAGATATTGAAAATGATATCATAGGAAAAGCTACATATACAACAGCATCTGGAATAGAATTCATTAACGGATTAAAAATTAATTTTGAAGGAAATATAACTCCTAGTTTTTATTCCGGAAAAGATTTTATTGTAGAAGGAGTTGGTGATTCTATTAAACTAGTAGATTTTTCTACTTTACAGACTCCAGAAACTATATCTACTCAATTTGATGTTAATTTCGATGCAACGCCGTTCGACGACTATCCTTTTGATAATTTTCAAAATCTACCTTTAACTCCTGAATATGTTACCATTAACCGATCAAGTCAAGATCTTAATCCTTGGTCGAGATACAATCGTTGGTTTCATAGTGACGTTATTAGAACCTCAGCCGCTGCTAATGGAATTATTCCTGACTTTCCTGTCGAAAGAAGAGCAGTTTATCCTATTGTAGAATTTAAATCCAATTTACAATTATATAATTTCGGCACAAATAGCATATCTTCAGTTGATCTGATTGATCAAACAAACCAAGATGTATTTTCTACTATAGAAGGGTCAACATCTTCGACTGTTGACGGGTTACCGCTTCAGCCCGGACAAAAAGTAATTTTTAATGCCGATACAGATCCTTTAATAAGAGGAAAGGTATATGAAGTTACATTAAGTAGAATAAATGGTGTTTATAAGATTAATTTAGTAAAAGTAATTGACCCGGTTTTTGGTAATAGTGTTGTAATATTATCCGGAAATACCGGAAAAGCAGTCGAATGGTGGTTTAATGGTTCTGAATGGGTTCTATCTCAACAAAGAACTCGATTAAATCAAGCTCCTTTGTTTGATTTATTTGATAATAATGGTAATAGTTATAGTGATAGATCGTATTATGATTCTATATTTTCCGGAAATAAGATTTTTGGATATGCTATAGGATCGGGAGCAAACGACCCTGTATTGGGATTCCCATTACTTTATAAAAATATCGGTGTAGAAGGCTTATTTTTATTTCAAAATTATTTTAACTCTGATATAATTAAATTGTTAGCTCCAGATTCTGTAACAGAGATTCCAACATCTGAGACTTTTTTAAGAATTAATAATGGTGATTTAGGATTTAAGTTTGTTAATATTTGGACTAAAGGATCAGAATATCAAATCCCAGTTCAACAGTTTCAAACTGTAAGTAGTGGTAACACAGTTCCTATTACGGTATTTGATAATTCAGCATCTATTGAAGATTTATCTTTAGAAGTTTTTATTAATAATAATAAATTAAAATCATCAAATTACAATGTAATTAGAAACAAAGATGATTTAAACTTGCAATTTAATAAATCTTTTAATACTGCTACAAATGTTTTAATCAATCTATATACTTCTAAAAATCCTAATGAAACAGGAAAATATCAAACACCCATTAATCTTACCAACAACCCACTAAACGGAAAAATTTTGCAATTTACATTTAGTGAGATTTCGGATCATGTTAAATCTATGATTGACAGAGATCCGAGATTCGTTGGAGACTATCCTGGGGTTAGCAATTTAAAGAGTCTTCCGGATATATCAAAATATGGATCTAGAATTATTACAAATAATAATCCATTAGCATTTTCTCAAGAGTTTATTGGAAATATAGAACATAGTTTAATACCATCGACAAGAATGGTAGGAAATGATTATTATCAATTTAAATTAAATTTGATTAAAAACATTTCAAATGCTGATACAAATTTAAGCATTTCGGATTCTTTAGATCAAGTAATTAACGAATTAAACCTATCTAAGAATTCTTCATTTCCGTATAGTCAAAGTGATATGGTTGCCTACGGTAACTCTAATTCCAAACAAACATATACTATAACTGATTCTAGAAATACAATTTATCCTCTATCTATCGGGTTTTCTCTTAACTCGCTTTCTTTTAGATCAGTTCTATTATATTTAAATGAGAAATTGTTAGTACATGGGCAAGATTATATCTTTAATGAAGAATATTCAACCGTAGAGATAATTTCAAATTTAACGGTAGGCGATATTCTTATAATTAAAGATTATAATTCTACCGTAGGTAATTATATTCCTCCTACTCCTACTAAATTAGGTATCTATCCTAAGTATATACCTAGTATTTTTATAGATTATTCTTATATAAATCCTCAGGTTGTATTACAAGGACATGATGGTAGTATATCTATTGCTTACACAACAATTGATCAATTTAATCAAGAGAATTATGATTTTAGAGATTTATTATTATTAGAATTTGAATTAAGAGTTTTTAATAATTTAAAAACCGAATATAATCAAGAATTAATGAATATTGATAAAATACTTCCTGGAATATTTAGACAAAATAATTATTCATACCAGGAAATATATAAATTAGTAGAAGCAGATTTTATTAAATGGGCAACTACTTTTAATATAAATTATATTGAAAATGTTACGTATGATGTAAACGAATATAAATCTTATAATTATAGTTCATCTTTTGATTATTTAGGAAATCCTTTGTCCATCGGAGGATGGAGAGGTATTTACAAATATTATTTTGATACTGATAGACCTGACACTTGTCCTTGGGAAATGTTAGGGTTTAGTGTCATGCCTTCTTGGTGGGAATCGGAATATGGTCCGGCTCCTTATACCTCAGGTAATTTAAATTTATGGGAAGATTTAGAAGCTGGGTTAATTAGACAAGGATCTAGAGCAGGTATTGATTTAACTTATGCTAGACCGGGGTTAACTAATATCATTCCGGTCGATGAACATGGCAATATTGTTGATCTCAGATATTGGAATGGAATTACAATCGAAGGATCTTTCAATAATACAGATCAAAATTGGAATTTTGGTGATTACGCTCCTGCTGAAACCGCTTGGAGACGTAGTAGTTTATGGCCTTTTGCAGTACAGATAATATTAGCATTGACTAAACCTGCAGATTACGCCGCTAAAATGTATGATCCTGCAAGATTATCTAAGGATATTACCGGTCAATATCGTTATGGACCGTACAATGATTTTTTAAATTTAAAATCTGTTTATATTTTTTCAGACAATGATACTTTAACCTCTGGTTATAGTATGATGGTAGTAGAAAGAGGAAGAAAAAGATCTTCAGGATATCTATCGATACTCAAAGAAGATTTATCTTATGTAGATTTTAATCTGTTTTATAAAGCAGGCGGATTTTTAAGTAAAGATAAATTAGAAATATTAATTGATTCAGTAAGTCCTAATTCAGCCAGCCCTGGTGTACTGCTACCTAATGAAAATTATGATTTATTTTACAATATAAGTAATCCTATTAAATCCTTAAGTATCTCAGGCATTATTGTAGAAAAAAGAAATGCACAATTCGTAGTAAAAGGATATGATAAAGAAAATCCCTATTTTACAGTTAAATTACCTATACATAAAAATAATGATACTATAGTTAATGTTGGTGGTAAATCTCTGCCTTATTTGCATTGGACAGAAAATACTTTATATCAAGCAGGGCAAGTAGTTGAATATAATAATCAATATTATACCGTAAATTTAACTACAAATTCTGGAAATTCTTTTAATATAACAGAATATATTAAATTATCTCAATTACCGATAATCGGCGGCTCGACAGCGTATGATACAATCGAGTTTGAAGAAGAAAATACTATTATTCCTTATGGTACTAGTTTTGACACAATTCAAGAAGTTTATGATATTATTGTAGGATATGGACAATACTTGATTGGTCAAGGATTCCAGTTTAATCAGTATAATTCGGAGTTAGGTGTAATTTTAAATTGGAAATACAGTGCAAAAGAATTTTTATATTGGACTACCCAAGGGTGGGCCAATGGATCAATTATAACTATTAGTCCTTTTGCTAATCAAATTGATTTACAATTTACTAATTCTGTAGTTGATAATGTACTTAATAGTTTTTATGAATATAGTTTATTAACTGCGAACGGTCAACCATTTCCTTATAATGATTTTAATATTTCGAGAAAAGATAATATTTGTTCTATTACTGTTCAAAATACTAATCAAGGATTATATTTTGCCAAATTAAATTTAATTCAAAAAGAACATGCGATTATACTGAATAATACCAGTATGTTTGGAGATATTATCTATGATATAGAAACCGGATATAGGCAATCTAGAATAAAAATATCTGGATTTATCACCGGTGATTGGAATGGCGATTATTTAAGTCCAGGATTTGTTTATGACGAAGCAGTTATATCAGATTGGCAATCTTATAAAGATTATACGGCTGCTGATGTTGTCAAATACTCTGGAAAATATTATTCGGCCAAGACTAATTTACCAGGAGTTGCAACTTTTAATTTTAATTCTTGGAATTCTTTAGGTAGTAAGCCAATTGCTAGGTTATTGCCGAATTTTGATTATAAAATTAGTCAATTTGAAGATTTTTACAGTTTAGATATTGATAATTTTGATGCAGGACAACAAAAAATGGCCCAGCATCTGCTAGGGTATACTCCTCGAGATTATTTAACTAATATCATTGTTGATCCTATTGCACAATATAAATTTTATCAAGGTTTTATTAAAGAAAAAGGTACAGCTAATGCGATTAATAAATTAGCAAAAGCTAGTATTCATAATTTACAAGGCCAATTAAACTTTAAAGAAGAATGGGCTTTTAGAATAGGATCTTATGGAAATTATACAACATATAATGAAATAGAATTTCCTTTAAAAGAATTAGAATTTAAAGAAAATAGTCAGATCATAAAATTTGTTGAACAATCATTTACAAAAAATAATGATTCTTTATCTTATATATTACCTAATGATCTAAGTATTTCTCCTTCGAACTACTCGCCCAATAATGTGTTTTCTGTGGTTTCGTCATGCACTTATTTGAGTAATAATTTATTACTACCAACAGCAGGCTATGTAAGAACAGACGATATTAGTGCCACAGCTTATAATAAAAATAGTCTATTTGATATTGCTAATAATGGTAATCTTAATGATGGAGATACTATTTGGCTTGGATTTAAGAGTAATAATGATTGGGACGTTTTAAGATATACCAAACAGACAGCAAAAGTAATAGAATCCTCGATATTAAATCCTGCATCTTCATTATTATTTAAAACTAATGTTTATCATTACCTATCTGTAGGAGATATTATTTCTATTACTGGATTAGATAACGGAACAGACGGAGTATATGAAGTACTAAGTATTCCTTCTCTGACATCTTTTTCAGTAGCGACCACCCTTAGTTCAGTTTCAGAACCAACAACAGAAGCGTTATTATTTAAATTTATTAGTGTAAGAATTAATGAATTTGATAATATTGATGATTTACAATCTTCATTATCTTTAAAATTTAATGAGAAAGTTTGGGCAGACTCTGGAGAAGGAAACTCTGATTGGGCAAAATGGGCTGTTTATCAAAAAATTAATAATTTTAACCCTTCAGTAGAATTTATAAATGGAGTGCAGTCTGTTAATCAATATTTCGGTTATCGATTAGCCTCGTCCGATAATGGAGATATATTAGCGGTAAGTTCACCTTATTACTATGATACCAATACCGGATACGGTAAAGTTTTTATTTACAATGGGTTATATAACCAATCACCGACACTGATTAGTACGTTTAGTTTAAACAATCCTAATTATCGGGCATCTTCTAATGCTTTAGGAAAATCTTTAATATATGATAAAGATTTTAATATTATTATAGCCGGTGCTCCTGATGCTAATTTAATTCAGGTCTCTGATACGATTGGTAATTTTGTAACAGATTTTACAACCGGAACTATTAATACACAGTTCGGAGATGAGATTTATCTAACAAAAACTTTTAATTCTTTAGGAGGTAAAACTTTATATGTTACTTCACCTTTAGAATCTTTGATTTATACTTTTAATTTAAATGTCTTTAATACTGCAACAGGTATTTCCGGAACTTTAGATGCTACAGGCATAATAAATGCTACTACTGGAACTAACAAGTATCTAATTGCCGGCAATATTGATGGGTCTGTGGTGTTAATTTCTACTCCTAATGTTCAAAATACCAGTTCTTGTGTAAAAATTTATAATGGAACAAATTTAATTGATTCAATTTATCCAGTTTCGGATCTCACAAGTAATGATTATTGGGGTTCTGCAATTGCGGTTAACGACGATGGATCTTACTTATTCATATCCTCGACTTCGGTAACTGATAACATTAACGGTCCTGGTAAGGTTTATGTATATAATAAAATTGGAGGAGCTTATCAATTAATACAAACTCTTCATAATCCTCTTAAAAATCAGGGTTTAAATTTTGGAACACACATTTCTGTAAAAGATAATACTGTTTATATTTCTTCGAACGGAACACAGCGATTAAATTCAACAATAGATAATGGTACAACAATCTTTGATAATGATACTACTAGTTTTTATGATGAAATACCTAATTCCGGATCGGTTTATATCTTTGAAAGAAGAAATTCTAAATTTATTTTTGCTAGAGAATTATTCGATAACGGAACAGTATTAAATGGAAGCAATTACGGAGCTAGCATTGTTATTTCTAATGGAAGTGTGTTTGTAGGAGCACCAACCGCTTCTCCGGATCATGGCGCTTTTTATCAATTCTCGCAGATTGTTAAAGATTCGAATACTTGGACAATATTAAGACAGCAAGATGATTTGGTAGATATTTCTAAAATTAAAAGAGCTGTAACAATTGATAGTCAAAAATCTAAAATTATTGATTACTTGGATATTTTCGATCCAGTAAAAGGTAAAATTTTAGGTATTGCGGATCAAGAACTTAGATATAAAACGGCATTTGATCCTGCAATATATAGTATTGGTACTCAAGGGGTAAACGTAGATACTAATACCAGTTGGATTGAAGATCATGTAGGCGAATTATGGTGGGATTTATCTACAGTCAAATATGTTTGGTATGAACAAAGTGATTTAGAATATAGAAAAAACTCGTGGGGTCAACTATTCCCAGGATGTAGCATAGATGTTTATGAGTGGGTTAAGAGCGAGTATCTTCCAAGCCAATGGAGTTCTTTAGCAGACACTATTGATGGGTTGTCTAAGAATATTAGTGGTCAACCTAAATATCCTGATAACAGCGTTATAAGTGTAAAACAATATTATGATTCTAGTACAGGTGCAGCAACTAATGTATATTTTTATTGGGTTAAGAACACTGTAGTTGTTCCAAATGCAAAAAATAGAAGAATTTCTGCAAATGAAGTTTCTAACTTAATTTATAATCCTTCTAGTAACGGAACTAAATTTGTTTCTCCATTATCACAAAATGCAATTGCAGTGACTAATGTAAAAAATGATCTCGATTCTAATAATATCTATCTGAATATTTCTTCTGATTCTATTAATAATAATATTAACCAGCACACTGAATGGGTCTTATTAAGCGAAGGTGATGAAAAATACATGCCTACTACTATGCTTAATAAAAAATTAATCGATAGTTTAGTCGGTTATGATAGTTTAGGAAATATTATTCCAGATCCGTTACTGAGTGATCGACAAAAATATGGAATAGAGATTAGACCAAGACAGAGCATGTTTGTAGATAGAACAGAAGCATTACGTAATATTATCGAATATGTTAATAGTATTCTTTCTCAATATCGTATTTCAGATATTGCTAATTTTACTACTTTAAACAGTAAAGAAGAAATACCTGACATATATTCTAAAACTTACGATTTGATTGTTGATTCATATGATGAATTAACTAGTTTAGTCACGGTTGACAAAATCACAGCTTTATTAACTTGTCAGATCAATAATGGTTCAATATCAAATGTACAGATTGTTAATTCCGGAACCTCATATGGAAATCTATTACCTATTGAATTAGATAATCTAGGTAACCCTATAACATGGGCTGGTCCGACGGTTGAAATAATACCTATTTCTGGGGATAATCTCAATAATGCAGCAATTTCGACTATTGTTAATGAGACAGGGAATATTATATCAGCCTCTATAGATAATGCAGGAACAGGATTTAGTCAACCGCCTAGTCTCGTGGTGAGACCTTATACTGTGATAGTAAGATCCGATATTAATAGTAACAATCTCTGGGCCAAGTATCAAAGAATTAATAATAAATGGGTTAAAGTACATACACAAGACTACGATACTACCCAATACTGGTCTTATACTGATTGGGTCAGTGAAGATTATGATAGATTAAAACCGTTAGCAGCCACAATAGATGGAGTTTGGCAATTAAATGAAATTAATATTTCTAATGGTTCTTACGTAAAAGTTAACAACCAAGGCAACGGTAGATATATTATTTTAGAAAAAATCGAGTCAGGTGGAAACTTCGGAGAAGAATATAATTTAGTTCGAAGTGAAAATGCTACTATACAGCTTAGTGATAACTTGTGGAATTTAAAGAATAGTTATTATAATTATGATTATCATTTTACATATGACCAAACTTTATATGATCAAACCCCTATAACAGAATTGATTAATATTTTAAATGCCATTAAAAATGATATATTTGTAGGGTCTTTAAAAGTTTACTGGAATTATACTTTCTTCAAAGCAGTAAAATATGCATTTACTGAACAGAAATTTTTAGATTGGGCATTTAAGACAGCATTCTTAAATGTAAAGAATTTAGCAGGATCTTTAGATCAACGACCAGTTTATAGATTTCAAAATAGTACCTATTATGAAGAGTATCTAGAAGAAGTTAAACCTTATCATAGTAAAATTAGAAATTATCAAGTAAATTATGACACTTCGGATAATTCTAACTCATATATGACAGATTTTGATCTTCCTTCTTATTATGATCAAACTCAACAATCTTTCATAAATGTACTCGACGATGGCAAATTATTAAATCAATATCCTTGGAAATCCTGGAATGACCATTATACATTATCAGTCGAAAGTGCAGTTGTTTCTTATCCAGGAAGTGGATATACTGCAGTTCCTCGAGTAGAGATAATTTCAGCAGATGGAGATACCGGAAGTGGAGCCACAGGTGAGGCACATATTTCTCTAGGAAAGGTAACTTCAGTTGTTATAACTAATCCGGGAAGTGGATATACAAAAACTCCTACAATATTATTAGTAGGTGGCGGATCTACTTCATTATCGCCTGCTAAAGTCTATGCTAGAATGTCTAACAATAAAGTTAGAAGAAACATTTTAGAAATGAAATTTGATAGAATAACTCCATTCAACGAGATAGATAATAATACAGTTTATGATAGATTTATCGCTGATGGAAATACTTATGAATTTACTTTAACATGGCCGGCTGAACATAAAAAATCTAATATTTCTGTTGTAATAAGCAATAATGATATAGGAACAAGAGTTCTAGCGTCTCAATATGATATTATTACAACCAAACAATTAGTCGACGGATATCATAGACTAGTATCAACATTGGTATTAAATTCTATTCCAACTGTCGGACAGATAGTTTCAATAACTTATAATAAAAATATCAATATATTCAATGCTGTTGGAAGGATCGGGTATTATTATCAACCTACAATAGGGATGCCGGGCAATGATGTATCTCAGTTAATGAATGGAATAGATTTTCCATCGGTTCAAGTACAAGGATTGATGTTTGATTATACCACTAATTGGGATATGTCTCCATTAGGCGAGTCATTGTATGGTGATGATTCTAGTTATTATACAACTGCAACTGTTTCTTCTGCAGCATTAGCTGGAACTAATACATTAATTGTTAGTAACTTAACCGGTATATATCCGGGCTTAAGAGTTAATACAGTATCTTTAAATACAAATACAACTAATAATAATAAATTTAACGATTCTTCGGTAGTTGTTGTCGGTATTGTATCTACAGCTAGTTCCGTAATCTTTAGTTCGACTATTACAGAAGCAATAGTAGCAGGAACAATTCTTTTAGAATTTTGGGAATATAATCTTACTCCAGGGGTATTAGATACTATATTAGATGGAGGAGATCTAGGTTATACCACTGCATTAGGAATAAATCCAGAAGATACAATAGTCGATGGAGAAAGTTTTATATCTCCTTATACAAGCAATAGCCCTGAAGAAATGATAAAGGGAGAAATGTATGAAAGCGTGGGTATATCAGTTTATACTCGAACACATTCGGGAAGTCCGTTAGTTGTTCATTCTATTAACCAAATTACTCAAACTGGTACAAGTACAACATTTAGCTTGCCGATGATGCCTCCTAATGATGCATCAACTATGGTGGTGTTTAATAATTCAGTATTAACCTACGGATATGATTATAGTATAGATTTTAATAATAATACAATTAATATCAATACACAGACTAGCACTGGAGTATTAGGAATAACAGTTGTAGGAATAGGCGGGGTTGATTTAATTTCTAGCGATTTTGCAACGGTTACAAATTCTTCAACCATAAGTGTACATGTCGGGTTTGCTGACGAGATCGGAAGTATATATGCTACTTTAAACGGAGTACAGCTGACCAGTGATCAATACTTATTAAGTTCTGGAAAATTAATTGTAAATGGTATTAGTACCGGTACAAATACACTGCAGGCCTGGTCATTTTCGTCAATTCATCATCAATTTAGCAATGTAACGGAAGAATATTTTATCGGTGACGGAGTAACAACGTCTTATCAATTATCCGTATATCCAGGAAATTTAGGCCCGGCTAACGCACAGGCTATTGTTGAAATAGATGGAAAACGATTAATTTCTCCTACAACTGTATATTATTCAGTATCAGGAGGACAAACAATATTCTTAATTGATCCTAATACCACTTATCCTTCAGGAACTTTTGATTCAAGTGAATTAGAAATATTTGTTAATGGTATTAAGATTAGAAATGGTATTGATTTTTACGTAGATCAGCCAAATAATACTGTTGTATTTTATCCAGGGTTCTTGCAAACCGGCGATGCTATGGCTATAACAAACCATACTTTCAGTGATTATTATTTTGATGATGGATACATTTATATTAAACCTACTGCAAACTATGGATTAGGCAATTTATTAAAAGTAATATCTTTCACGGACGGAGATAATAGCTTAATTAGAACCGACACTTTCATATCTCGACCATCAAATCGGTACAATTTAAGTCGTCCGATATTAAGTGATCAATATGTTTGGGTAACTGTTGAAAATAATGCATTAATTAATGGTATAGATTTTTATTTAGATAGTACTGGAAGTGTATTGTCTATTAGAGACACTTATCCTTATATTCCCGGCCAAACAATTTCGGTATTAAGCATGACTAATTCTTATTTAAATAAAGGAGCGGTCGGATATAGAGTCTTTACAGATATTTTAGGTAGATCACAATTTAAACGAATTAGTAGAGATAATACTACTCGTTTAGCAGAGCCTTTATATTCTACCTCAACTACAATTGTAGTTGAAAATGCAGATGTATTAACTGAACCTGATTTAGTTAAAAAAATACCAGGATCTATTTTAATTAACGGAGAATGGATAGAATTTTTAAATATTAATCATAACGTATTGAGTAATCTAAGAAGAAGTACTTTAGGAACAGGAGCGAAATCTGTTTACCCTGCAGGAACTTCGGTGATAGATCAAGGTATATATCAAAATGCTCCTTATAAAGAAAGCACAATAAAACAAGTACTTACAGTTACTAATACCAGCTCGTATTTAATTAATGGTATTAATTTAAATACAGGCACTTTAAATGATCAGTTCACCGTGTTGTATGCAGGAACTGTTTTAAAGAAAGACGGATATTATAAGCAAGACATCTCAGTAAGTTATGATACATATCCATATAATATAATTGGTACAGTTTCTACTGCTACTACCGCTACTTTTTCAAAATCTGTTAAATTATATGATTCTTATTTGGTTACAACAACTAATCAAATGTGGATTTATTTAGATTCAAATAATATATCGTCTATTAACGGATTTATATACACTGGGCTAAATTATGTAGAACCGGATTATTCGATTAATAATTTAACTTCTTATGGTACAACAGGAACAGCTATTTTAAATTTAAATTTAACAAATTTAATAACTGGTACTCAAATTACCCTACTACAAAAAGTCGCAGCAAATACCATGTATGCCGCAACTAATACTTCTATTTTAGTTGATAACGGTCTATTTGGTGTATTTTTACGTGATGCACCAACAGCTCTTCCGGATAAATATTACTATGGACAATTATAAAAAAGAAAAAATGGATGAAAATATGATACAAAATCATCAAAATTCAAAAAATCCTAATGAATTAGGATCTCTGAGAATACAAGGACATATTAAAATTTATGATCCTCAAACAGAGGAAATTTTTGTTGATAAAAGAAATGCAATTCATTATGAGAATTTCTCAATCGCATTAGCTAATAGTGTTGCTAATATTGGGCAAAGTTTTATTTCTGAAATGGCGTTTGGGAATGGTGGCAGTCGTATAGACCCAACTGGTATTATCACGTATCTTACTCCGAATGTAATAGGATCTAATGCTGCTTTGTATAATCAAACTTATTATAAAGTAGTAGATTCTAGTAATCCGTATGATGTTGATCCTTCTAGAAATTTTATGGAAGTTCGACATATTCCAGGAACCTATTATTCTGACGTGTTAGTAAGTTGTTTACTCGATTTTGGTGAACCTGCAGGACAACCTGCATTTGATTCTAGCGTTTCTTCTAATAATACTTTTGTATTTGATGAATTAGGGCTCAGAGGATACGATCCTACTGGTCAAAATTTAGGCCCATTACTTACGCATGTAATTTTCCATCCAGTACAGAAGGCCTTAAACAGATTAATTCAGATAGATTATACTGTTAGAATACAAAGTCTAACTAACGGAAGTTAAAAATGCCTTACGTAATATCAAAATCGGATCCCACTCAGCCATTAGTCACTATACCAGATAATAGCATTAATGTTACTGATACTAGTTTAACGTTAATCGGAAAGAATTATCCTAATTACGGGCAAGCATTTGCTGCAAACTTCCTTCATTTATTAGAAAATTTTTCTTATTCTTCACCTCCTGCCAATGCAACAGCTGGTCAATTATGGTTTAATAACTCTACTCTAACACTATCAGTATTTGATGGATTAAATTGGAATGCTGTTAATTCTTTTAATTCTAATACTATAACATCTTTACCTGCAGAAACTTCTGCATCAGGTGAAGCGGTTTTAGTAATATCAGATAACGGCAATGCGTTGAGTATATCTAAAACAAACTTTCTAGCAGATGTTCCTACACCACAGACGGGAATGATAGTAAGTTGGCCTTCAACAACCATTCCTCCACCTAGTGGTTGGTTATTGTGTGATGGATCATCTTATTATAGATATGATTATCCTTCATTATATTCTGTTATAGGAATAAATTACGGAAATGCAGCGATAGATTATTTTAATGTTCCGAGCATTGTAGGAATGCCGGTTGCAAATGGATCATTAACTTATAATTCTACATCAACAACATATATTATAAAGACTTAAGGACATGGCATATACAATTAAAAATTCAGACGGTACAGTATTATTAACCATTCCAGACGGAACAGTCGATCAGATTGCGACTAGTCTAGCGCTTATTGGAAAAAATGTAAATGCTTATGGTCAATATTATAACAATAACCTTGTTGCTTTATTAGAGAATTTTGCAACCGATGGAATACAACCTAGATCCCCGGTAGTCGGGCAATTATGGTATAACAAAGTCGATGGAAAATTATATGTTTATACTTTAGATAATGTTTTCAAATCAGTTTCCGGAGCTCAGTTATATCCTACCACTCCAACACTAGCAAATGCAGGTGATCTGTGGATTAATACTGCGAACCATTCTTTATATTTTACCGAAGATGGAAGAAATTGGATATTGGCCGGACCACAAGTAATTTCAACAGCTTCATCAGCATCTAATGTTTGGCAAACAGACATTATTACTGACAGTCTAAGTAATACAAATACTGTTGCTAGTTTGTATAATAATGGAACATTGATTGCGATAGCAACTACTGCTTCCTTTACTTTTGCTTCACCGTTTAATGGAATGACATCGGTATCCCCGGGTATAAATTTAAATCCATCTGTTCCAGGTCTTAAATTCGTTGGTGATGCTACTAATGCCGATAGCGTGACCACAGTTACGAATATTTTAAACGCAAATTATTTAAAAATTAATTCTACGGTAACTCAATATACCAATCAAAGATTTAACATTTTAAATGACAACGGATTATATGTAGGAGCTAGCAATAATGTCTCTATTATTTCTAGTAGCACCGCTAATTATTTAAACAGTAATGATTCGAATAAATTCTTTGATATAAGAGCAAATAGTAGTGTGGCTCCGGGATATTTTACAGCAATAAGATTGAATGGTAATGATTCATCATTTGGCAAACCTTCTTTAACATTTTTTCCTGGATCGACTGCAGGAACAAGAATAGTCAATGTAGCTTCTGATTTAACAATGACCGGCACGCTTTCGGTTACTGGTCCGGTATCTATTAATGGAAATTTAATTTTAACAGGGTCAACGGCTACTATTCAAACAAATAATTTACAAATTACAGATAAAAATATCCAATTAGCTTATAGTCTATCTCCTTCGGATAGTAATGCCGATGGTGGCGGAATTACATTAATGGGTACTAGATCTCATAATTTAAACTGGAGTAATTCTTTAGGATCTTGGCAGGTAGATGATAATTTTAATCTTGTCAATACTGCAAGTTCTTATCAAATTGCAGGAAATTCTGTTCTCACTAATTCTAGTTTAGGTCTAGGAGTTAATTCAGCATTAGGGATAAACAGATTAGGTGTATTAAATTATCTTACAGTTACTAATATAAGTATTACCACTGGAACGATTTCGATAGTATCTCCCGGAGTAGGAGCTAATATCGATATGAATTTAGTACCTGCAGGAACAGGTGTAGTCAATGTCAATAATGCTAAAATTATTAATGTTAATACATGTACTAGTTCTTTCGATGCAGCTAATAAAAAATATGTAGATGATAAAGTACATCTTGTTGGCACAAAAGGTTTTGTCCTCACTATAGATATTACAAATATGCCGACTCCTACTACAACTATTGCTGCATATTTAAATGTATTATCTCCGCCTGTTAACGCAGATCCAACATATGATCTCATAGATGGAACATTGATGAGAGTTCTTTGTTCCTCATCGAGTTTTTATGTTCCTCCATTGCCTACTACTGTAACTCCTAGTTATGAATTAGTAGATCAAAATGGAGTACAAAGTGCTGTAAATGCGTTGACTAATGTAGGAGTTCAAACATATCCTTTTTCGGCTCCTGTTCAAGTAACGTACACTGCGATGTTATTTGAAGTATACAGTAGAACATGGGTATACCAAGGATCAATTGCTTTACCTTAAGGAATGAATAATGCCATATACAATAAGAAAAAGTGATGGAACGATATTAACAACTATTGCAGACGGTAGTTATGATGTTACCACCACGTTATCTTTGCCAGGAAAAAATTTATACAATTTTGGACAATTACAGAATGAAAATTATGTTCATTTGTTAGAAAATTTTGCAAATACATCAGCCCCTGTTAATCAATTAACAGGGCAACTTTGGTTTGATAAATCGAATAATGTACTAAAAGTTTATACCTCGAATTGGCAACCATTAGCGGTATTATCGACTAACAGCTCTTATTCAAGTATATTAGGAAATTTATATTATGATGTAGTAAATCAGCAACTTTCTATTAATAACGGAAGCGGATTTACTGTTATAGGACCTGACGGGATCCCAGGATACGGCACTACACGTTCGGTATCTACGACCGTATTAGATCAAAATAATGTATTGCATCCTGTTATAGAACAATATGTTAATGGAGAATTAATTGCAGTAATTAGCAATACAACATTTACTATTAATTCTGGAAATCCTATTAATGGATTTACAACCTTGCAAAAAGGAATAAATCTTAAGAATTACGGAACAACAAACGATACTATAATTAACGGAACGGCTCAAGCGTCATTGATTTCTAATAGTTTATTAGGCGATGGAGTTGGTAGCGTGTCGGCTGCAGTTCTTTCGACTCCAGACACTCTTGTACAGAGAGATAATAGTGGTAATATTTCTGTTTCCGGTATTAGTTCAAATTTATTAAGTGGTACAAATGGACTTATTAGCGGAGCATGGAAGATAGATACTAGTTTAAACCCTACAACAACAAATTCTATTAATCTTGGTACTTCTGGATTAAGATGGAATAATGTATATTCGCAAAATTTATTCGGAACGAATTTAACTGCAGGATCAATTCAATTTACAACTTATTTAACAGACGCAAATTCTAATAATATTACTTTATTCGATAATGACGGAACATTAACTGCTAATGCCACTACTAGATTGCCTACGCAACATGCGGTTAAATCTTATGTAGATAGCTCAATCTCAACAGCTATAGGATCTTTATCATCATTTAGTCAATCTTTTAATAATGGATCTTTAGGAACTAGTGGATGGACTCAACTGCCGAATGGTATGATAATGAATTGGGGTTATTCACAAGTTGGATCGGGTTCTACCGGTGTTGCTTTTGGATCAGTGACTTTTCCAAAACCATTTGCGAATCATGCGATGTCTGCATTTTGTAGCACAGAAAGGGCATCAGCACCGGGAGCGGGCGCATCAGGTTCGGGGTATATTTCAAATTTATCAACAACAGGAATGACCGTGGGCTTTGATTCGAACGGAACTAAGCAAAGTGGTTATTGGTTTGCTATAGGATTTTAATAAAATATTTTAAATAACAGAAACAGGAAAATCAATGCCATACATATTAAAAAAATCTAACGGAAATACTTTAGTCACTGTTGCAGATGGATCAATAGACCAGTCTACATCTTTAACATTTGTAGGAAAAAATTATGCCGGTTATGGTGGTATTATTGATAATAATCTTTTATTCCTATTAGAAAATTTTTCTAATAAAACACCACCTACTAATCCTTTACAAGGACAACTTTGGTTTGATTCTAGCAATGTTAATTTAAAGGTATACGATGGATCAAATTTTAAACAATTAGCAGTTATATCGACTGCTACAAGTACTCCGGGCAATTTACAAAATGGTGATTTTTGGTTAAATCCCGTAACAAATCAATTATCGATTAAGTCTAATAATGTTTTTATTTCATTATCATCTTTAGGAGGAATAGGATCTTCCGGATCCGGAAGTTCAGCTATTTTTTCAACTATAAAAGATTCTTCAAACGTAGGGCATCTAGTATCAAAAACAATCGTCAATAGTTCTACGATTTATGTTAATTCGGCTGATGCACAATTTACAGTTAATTCAACCGATCCAAATTATGGATCTTTTAAAGTTATATCATCAGGAATAACATTAGCAGGAGCTGATTCTCTTGGCAGAACTACCTCATCATTATCTAGTGGAGGAAAGTTTTACGGAACAGCAGCACATTCATTACAAGCCGATTCTTTATTAACTGATTCGGGATCCTATAATATTGCAACTACTAGCACAGTTGCAAACAGTATCGTTGTTAGAGACTCTAATGGTAATATTTCGGCAAATTTATTGACCGGAACAGCGACTAGTGCAAATAGTCTATATGTTAACGGTACAACTGTCGAATATGCTACTACAAGTTCCACAGCAAATACTGTTGTCGCTAGAGATAATTCAGGTCAGATTTTTGCAAGTAATTTTATAGGAGCCGCCAGTTCAGTACGTAATTCACTTACATTTGTCGACGGAACAACCTATAATGGATCAGTACCGGTAACAGTAACTGCAAATTCTCTCGGCGGGCTAACAACATCAACTTTTCAAGGAATAAATCAAAGTCTTACTGTAAACGGATATCAAATATTTCCAGGAGGGCTGACAATGGTTTGGGGCAAAGCTGGTCCTTATACCGGAAGAGAAGGAGCTATTACTGTAAATTTTGCAAGTAGCGGATTAACAAATGGATTTGCAAATGCTTGTTTGAATGCTCAAGCAACCATCTTATTACCGTATGCAGATGATGCAGCTGATCAAGCCGCACAGGTTTTTTCAATGACTAAAACAACCTTAGGTGTATATTTGCAATTTATGGGAGGCGGGAATTCTACCAATGGATTGTATATAAATTGGTTTGCTATCGGCCGTTAAACTGACATTTTTGCTTTAATCGTTGGATGAGATTGATATTCTATCAACGAAATATCTTCCATTCCAAAATCTGTAATGACATCAATATCCGGATTTAAAAGTAATTTAGGTAATGGATATGGTTTTCTAGTTAACTGTTCTTTTACTTGATCGATATGATTCTCATAGATATGCACGTCGCCGAAAGATATAATCAAATCACCCACATCTAATTTGCAGACCTGTGCAATCATATGTGTGAATAATGCATAACTAGCAATATTGAAAGGAACTCCTAAAAATAAATCAGCCGATCGTTGATACATATGACAACTTAATTTTCCGTTACTAACATAAAATTGGCTCATTACATGACACGGAGGTAGAGCCATTAACTCTAGTTCTCCTGGATTCCATGCAGTTACAATATGCCTTCGGCTATATGGATCTTCTTTAATTCCTTTAATCAAATCAAGTAATTGATCATGGTTTTGAAGAATTACTTTGTTAATTCTAATTAATGGTTTACGCCATTTGCGCCATTGAACTCCATAGATTCTACCGAGATCCCCTAGATGCCTTTTTAATTTTTTATCGACCCAATATTTTGCATTAGCGTTGTCAGTCCAAATAGTTGTTTCTAAGCTATCTCTATCACCATGAAGGATTTCTCTTAATCTTAATTCGTCGCCCGATCCTTCAATAAACCAGAGTAATTCGCTGACTACTGCTTTCCATGCAAGTTTTTTTGTAGTTATTGCAGGAAAGCCTTCTGATAAATCAAATTTCAGTTGTTCTCCAAATTTACTCAAAGTTCCAACATTGGTACGATCTTTTCGAGATTCTCCATTTTCAAGAACGTCTCTAAGCAAATCTAAATATTGTTTCATTTTTTATATTCTTTAATAGTGTAAGAAGGGGTATGTTCCGTAGATTCGACCTGTGAAATTTCTGTTACTTCTCTGTAATTTTCTTTTACAAATTCCAAATTAAAAAATTTATCACATACATAAGCAGCATCTATTTCGGTAATATACCAACATTCAACAACTTCTTTCAAAGTATCATATATTTGTTGACCACCAATTATACAAATATCTTTGTTTTTAAATCTTTCTTTTAATTCTTCTATAGCATTAAACGGATCTGAAAAAGTTAAATTTGCATCTGGATAAAATTGCGAACTTATTACTATGTTTATTCTATTATCAAGAATCTTCCCAATACTTTTCCAAGTAGTTGACCCCATTAATACAATATGATCTGTTGTTCGGTCTTTAAACCATTCCAAATCTTCTTTTAATCTAGGCCACGGCATCTGACCTTGAAATCCGATGCCGTGACCTTTTTCTACAGCTACTAACCCAATTATCATTCAACTTCGACTTTTGGAGATTTTTTCTTTGCTTTAGGAGGATCTAAAGCATCGGCGTCCTTGCGTAATCTCGAAGCTTCTTTGTATAAAGCATCTGCACGACTACGCATCTCAGCAGGAGTCAATTCGAAAGTTTGTTTAGAAGTTTCTTCGGACGATTCTTTAGGTACTTCTATTTCCACTTTACTTGTATTTTTAGTCTTTTTACTACCATCATTAACTGCTAACTCTTCCAGGCTTACACCTTTCTGTTTAGCAATTAGTTCGTTTAGTTCATTTAATGGTATTTGGGTTTGGCTATCAGGAGTCATAAGAACCATGTTGGTTGGTATTTTCTTGATATGATTATTTCTGTGAAGAAAATCTAACATAACATTACCATCAGGGAATCTACGAACTGCCAAGATATCAGCAAGCTCATTTGCCTGTTGGGCTTGTTCTGATTCGATTAAAGACATAAGAGTGTCATGATAGCTATCACTTAATCCCTGTGTCCCAACAACTAATGCGTTGTGTGGCTCGCCTGGAACTGTTCTAAACAGAACAGCCAGTCTAGCCGAGTTATTCTTCATTTTACCAACATGTTTCATACAATCTCCTTATTGTGCTGCTGGGGTCTGTGATTGGTCAGCAGGTAGATTAGCATTTAAAAAGTTATCTAACTTTGTAAAAACTGCTCCTACCGATGCCATTTCGGCAGCTCCAAAAGCTCCTCGTCGAGCAGCAACATCGACGATGGATCTCAAATTTTGTAAATCTACAAGATTTAACTGAGGTGCTTCAGCTGCGGGAGGGGAAGCTACATACGCCCCCGAATCAACATTTGTATCTGTACTCATTGCAATAATTTCTCCTAGGTTTTATGCAAATAAGGGCATGCTAAGATAAACATCGAAAGCTCTTTAGGATCTTCAAAGCTAACTTCGCAAACACCTTTTATTTTCCTGTTTTGATCTAAAATTAATTTAGTTCTAACACAGTACCTATTATTTAAGTTAGAATAGATCCAGTGGTCAAATTTTTCGATCAAGGCGATGTCGTTTAAATTTACAGATGCAAAATGAGGAGGAGAATAGGACAACTTTCGTTGTCCTAAAATATTTAGAGGATTTACAGTACCCTTTGCTAATGGCATCACATTTCGTAATATGCAGTTTGTCCGAAAGGTGCAATAATTTTATTATTACCATGAATAATAAACAGTGTATCACAGTAATCTTCATCGCCCCAACCGCACCCAGGATATCCATCTGTAAACATAACAAATTTCTTTGGTTCGATTCCTTGTTCTTTCATAAACTCCCAATTGCACTCAAATAAAGTTCCGCCGCCACCTTTAGGAGTATACGAAACGATTTCGTCCGAATTGTATGCATTAAATACAGCAACATCGTAAACTTTAGTATCAAAAGTCCATAGACGAAGATTAAAATCTTGATATTCGTCCATAATTCCTTTAACTTCGCTGATCATATCTTTAGCCTGTTTATCAGTGATACTACCACTCATGTCGATTGAGACACAAATGTCAATAGTTTCTTCATTTAGTAATCCAGGAAGAATAGCACCAGAATGTTGACTTTTACGGTTAGGCCGCACGAAGCTAAAATTATTTTTAAGAATACTTTGAATATTCATACGAAGAAGTTGACGCCAATCCATTTTAGGCTCAGTAAAGTCACTGATTAGACGCTGAATTCCAACGGGTGTTCTACCGGCTCCAGCAGCCTGTGCCGCCGCAATCATTGCTTCTTTAATTTCATCTCGAATTTTTTTACGTTCTTCAGGAGATAGTTTTTTAGGACGAGTTCCTTCTTTATCTCCTTCTTTATTGCCGTTATTGCTATTACCTTCATCATCGCCATCGAGGTGTTCATCAAATAACTCACCTAGATCATTAATATTAATCTTGGTGCAATTTTTTTCAAGATCTTCGTAGATTGCTTCGAAACTCCATCCGCGATATTTGTCATTTTGAAAAATTTTGATCGATCGAGGAATTTCTCCGATTTTTTCATCTTTAAGAATCTGGTTGACTGCAAAATCTGCAGCAATATTTGAAAGATTTTTATCTCTTTCCCCAAATCGACCAAGATGATCGAACACGTTGTGTAATACTTCATGAGCAAACCCGAATTCTACTTCTTTCGGGCGCAATTCGTGAACAAATTGATTGCTATAGTAGAAATTACGACCATCTGTTGCTAATGTTTCGCACCAATCACTCCCATCAATCAATTGCATACGTGTAGCCATATTACCGAAAAATGGATGTTTAAGGAGCAAAGCAATTCGAGCACCGATTAATTTTTCGATGATTTGATTTTTTTCTGCATTAGAAAATTCTTTAGCAGGTTTTATTTTGCTAGTTTTTTTTGAAGATGTAGTAGACATGTAAATTCCTCTAATCAGAAAGGGCCCTTACGGGCCCATAAAATTAAAAAGGTTGATCCATTGCAGTCATAATGTATTTGCCATACTTATCATGGAACTCATCAAAGTTCTTGAGTTTACCGGTATCAAACGGTAGATCATAATTAGTAAGTGCAATTTTTGCAGTCATAACCGTCAATTCCGTTGGAAAATTATCCATTAAAAAGCGGAAGAAATTATCACCGAGTGTATTCCAATTTTTAATGTTTTTAGTGTCCGCATCTTTAAGTTCATAACATAGGCTAATGCCTAGAGAATACATAGCGCTGATTTCTTTAATTGAACATTTCGTAATTTTACCAGCTAGGATATCTTCTGGTTTAGGCATTTGTTTTGACACTTTTCGATGCGCCATAAACTTATGTGTTGGCCCTTCACCGATTGCTCCTGAAATAAGATCAGTAAGTGTACTATCATCTAAATCATCATCGATAAGCAAATCACTTACAAAACTCCAAGAACGAGGAGTTGCAAAACTACGGCTTGCACTCTTAGGATCAAAATCATACAGATCTTGTTTAGCAAAACTGAGATAGCCAACAACCTGTTCGTGAATATTGTTTGTAGTAGCCCAAAACAACCAATCTTCGAAATCAGTTCTCAATTCAAGATGCAAGAAACGATTTGCCAACGGAGCTGGCATACGATAAGTAACACCTTTATCAGTTTCACGATTACCGGCAGCAACGATACTTACGCCATTAGGCAACCGATAGGTACCAACACGCCGATTTAAAATAAGCTGATAAGCAGCAGCTTGAGTGGCTGGTGCCGCTGAATTAAGCTCATCAAGGAACAAAATAGCGTTGCTGTCTGGGTCAGTGGGTAATTCAGATGGCGGAGCCCAACTCATAGTATTAAGCTGAGAATTATAATACGGAATACCTTTGATATCAGTAGGCTCCCAAAGGCTCAAACGAACGTCGATAACTTCGCGAGATTGCTCGTCACCGATTTGTTTAACAATATCGCTCTTACCAATACCTGGAGGGCCCCACAAAAATGCAGGTCGTTTAATCTTGATACACTTACGAATACTTTTCTTAGCTTCGTTCGGAGTAACCGTTCGATTAATTGAAATTTTCTCTGCCATAAAATACCTTTAAGTTTAGTGTTAAGGAATCATCTTTCAAGCGTTTATTATACGCTTTTTTATCATTGAGTCAATGATTTTTCTTCTGATTTTGCTTTTGCATTACCAAATTTTACCAAATCTCCGCCAAACAAAATAAGTTGTACTGCAACTTTATCTCGGCTAACCCATATAGTTTTGTTGACAGATAGATACCAAGGACAATCGAGGTATTTGTCTAGATGAAGCATTACTTTGCTAGTATAAACAGTATCTACTATATCAATTTGATAAAATTTTAAGAGATTATGGTTTTTTAAAAAAGTAAAACCATCATATGTCAAACGAAGACTACGTTCGCCATTTTCTCTAATGTTTTTCCACCATTTTTGGTAATATTTTTCGACAACTAATGCCACTGGCTCGTATCCAAGCCAATTTGTTAAAAACTCTACCGTTAATTTATGCTTTATGTCCATCCGAAATCTTTTGACCTGTGGTTAGTTTGTATACAGAAAAGTCTTCGCAATTATACAACTTGTTTAGCTTTTCTGCAAGATTAAGAGCATGCCCTGCATTAGAAAAACTAACTTTTTTATATTTCGGGCCTAATTGTTGTGCTAGCACCGAACTGGTTTTAAGATTCACTGGACGATCTTTGTAAAAAACAGCCCAAATAGCTTCAGCTTCTAAAACTTGTTCAGTTTTATAGGTTTTTTTATTTGTAATTTCTAATAACACAATTGGCTTTGGGCGGCTCATATAATTATGTGTCGAATATGTCGACACATAATTATTTATCTTAAATTTTACTTAAAACCCCCACCATCCATGTTTATCGAAATAACATTAGGCTGACTTTGTAAATTTTTTAATTGTTCATCTAAATTTCCAGCTAGTCTTGTCATTACAATTGCTAAACTATCAGACAATGCCTGTACTTCTTTAATATCTAATACCAAATTTTTTTGGTTAGTTTTGATAGAAATTTTAGCTTTTTCTAAGAATTTTTCAATGGCTAACGTATTGAGATTATTCATTTTTGTTTACCGAATTTAATACATTTTTCATTTCATTTTCTGTTTTAAAAGGGCCTTGATATGGATATCTCTCTAATGTAATTAGTTTTGGACAAAAACTTTTGACCCAACCTTTTCGAAACTTAATAATATAAAAACCTGCACAGTATAGGCTCTTGCTCTTCGAACTTTTAGCATAAATTGGCAATTTTTTTCTTACATTATAAACTGGATTAAAAGGTTTTGAACCACACGGATATCCATAAATGCCTTTAATTTCTTCTTTATCAACTATATAATTAGAATTTTCGACTATATTTTCAAAGATATTTGGTCCGAAAATTTCTCGAACATCTTTAATATTAGATAATTCTGTTTTATTACCTTTTTGAAAAAAAGAATAACCTTTCTTTTCCTTATTTAAAGTACCTAATTTTAGTCCTTGTTCTTCTAAAATCCAGCATTTATTAGGTACTAAAACTTTAACTGTGGTATTCATTTATATATCTCGCATTGAGTGGGTTAACATAGCTATCTAACTGTTCGGTAATTTTTAGTAGATCGTGTTTTCCGCAAAATTTAAGCAATCTCAATCCAACTTGACTAATATTTTTATTAGAAATTTTTGCCGTATTAATCGTTTCTGTAATAAGATCTTTAATATTATCAGGCTGCGCCGTTAAGTCACAAAGTACTACATTTCTTGCATAATCGTCAATAACACGATGTTCGGATCCTTCGTGATCTATCCATCGTTGCAACATGAGATTGTTCCAATTGTAACCTTTAGAAATTCTATCCGCATATGCTTCTTGTAATCCAACTTTAGTTTTAGTTCCTTTGGTTCTGACCCCAGGATATGCACTAAAAATATTATCACTGGTATCTCCTCGCATACACTTCTCAAACAAAAGCCATTCAGGATCAGGAGCTGGTTTTACTTGCTGAGTTTTTTTATCAACAACCCGCTTCCCTATCTCATCGAAATATCCTTCGTGTGTAATAGTAACTCCAGTAACTCCGTTATATTGTCGAACATTAGAAGAAATTAATTGTGCAAAATCACCATCGGTAGAAATAATAACATGTTTATCATTTGGATGAGACTGAATCCACCCTGCAATTAAATCATCAGCTTCTAACTGAGGGTGATGTAACACTGTGCAATTAGTCATGTTTTGCACAAATTCTTTAAATTGATCAAATGTCTCCCAAAACACTCGATCTTCTTCAGCCTCCGACGGACTTAGAGCTGCTCTAGCTTCTGCTCTCTGTCTTTTATAAGGTGCATAATAATCTTTACGCCAGCTACGTCCTTCGAGGCAAAAAACAACATGTTTGCCATCAAAGTCTTTCCATGCTTTCTTAATACTAGTTAAGATTGTATGAAGACTAAGCCCTACTTTTTCTTCGAGATTTCCACGTACAACATGTCTTGCTCGAAAAAACGTATTAGCAGTATCGACTAAAATGTAAGTCATGCAAATGGCCTTATATAATAATTTGGAGTAAAAAACTTTTGTTTAATATCATTTCGAACAAACATAACGTCTAACTGTACAATTGTATCCTCATGCTTCAAAAAACCACCTTCGACGGCGATGAAATTTTTCGATTTAAAGTATTCAAGATAATCATGTATATTTGGTGAATCTTTATTATATTCAATAAAAGGACATTCAGTCCAAATCATATCTACCTTATCTATAATAGATTCTGCCCCACTCAAAATATCTAATTCTGATCCTTGAGTATCGATCTTAATAAAATTAGGAATTGGTAAATTATATTCTTGGATAATACTATCTAAAGTACGACATGGCATCTTTACAGGAGTAAAGGTATCATGATGAACTGTATTTTCTCGATAATAACTATCACCGCTATTTTTACTATTATAAAATAACACCGAATCTCTACCAGGATTACTTAATACTGTATTAAAAAAGTTCCATCCTCCTGCTTGTAAAGTCGGGTTCCATTCAGGATTTGCTTCAAATAGAAAAAATTTCGAATCTGGCACAATTCCTTTTAAAGCTCGAGAAACATTGCCTTCACATGCCCCAATATCATATATGACATCGAACGACATTCCCTTATTTTTATAATTATAAACAATTTCGATTAAATCACTCATTAACTTACTTCTGACCTCCCATTTCCAATTTGTTTAACATCAATAAATCCCATTGCACGCCGTTCCATATTTGCACCGACGGCTGCGCCGGATTCTCTACAAATCTCAGTGAACCATTGATCGATAACCTCTTCGTCTGTTTCACCATAATATCCTAATGCTTTTAATTCTACTACCTTATACTCGTTCCAGTCAAGTTCCCAAAAGCCAAATCGTGGATTTTCTGGATTAGTATGGAACCCAACTACTTCAAAATATGGTTCTTTCTTTTCAGTAGCGATTTCTTTCGGATTTAATTTAGCTAGACGTTGTTGTTCTTTTCTTTCATTTTCTGCAGCATCGGCTGCAATCTTAGCCGCTTCTGCTTTGGCAATTAACTCATGTGCTTTATTTTCTGCTTCGGTTGCAAGTCTAGTTGCTTCTAGAGTAGCAGCTTCTAACTTATCGATACCTAAAACTCTTTTAATAAATTTATTCATTATGTTCCCCATGCGTTCTTGAAGAGTGGCACTTGAAGTCTATCGCTATACCTTAATCCATTACGCATTGCTAATTCAGCAACACGGCGATTATTTAGTGAATACACACTTTCTACACCCCCAACGGGCATTAAGTATACTGGACCTCTAAATCCTGCATCTCGATATACTTTTGCAGTTTCAATTGCTTCTTTTGCATCTTCATCAGTTGCAACTACAAATTTAAGATAAGTATAGCCAATATCTTCGTAACTACATACGATATCTGGTTTAATTGCATCTTCTCTAGATTCGCCACTGCAACTTAATTTTGCACTAACAGAAAAAGTGACTTCGTTATCCAAACTTTTTGAGAGCCAATTTATTGTCAAATAATCTTTGAGCTCTGCACTAATTTCTTGAGTTCCATTTGTTTCAAACGTAATCTCTTTTAACCCTTGCATCTTAGGATGTTCTAACAAATCCGGATAGGCACGTTGCCACCCTAACAACGGTTCGCCGCCAGTAATAACTAAATGTTCGTCTCTCCATTCCCCGTAAGGTAGTAAGCTAACAATTTGTTCAGCAATGTCATCGGAGTTCATCATAGGACTAAGATTTTTAAATCGTGTATCCCAGCTGGCATAACTATCACAACCTGTACTAACTAACGGTAATTCACCATACGACTTGTACTTGCTAGGATCTATATCAGCAGCTTCTGTGCTAAGTTCTCCTTTAGGCATACCAAATCCTGCGCACTTAAAATTGCAACCAAAAGTGCGTAAGAAAACTGAAGGAACACCCATATAGCGCCCTTCTCCTTGAATACTATAAAACAATTCTGCTACTTTAATTTTACTCATATTTTTACCTAGAAATTGGATCTCGATAATCACCTTTGCCGGGGAAAATATTTCTTACTCCGCCGACCGGATTATATACATCTCCTCGTCTGCGAGGAATAAGATGAATATGCGGCCACATAATGGTCTGACCAGCTGCTTCACCTGCATTTAACCCAATATTAAATGCGTCACATGTTGTTTGAGATACCATAAAATTTCCATGACGAACTGCTTGATCAAACGCAAATCCTAACGCAACTAGTGTATTGTATTTAGGTACAAAAAGCAAGTGTCCATCAGACACTGGATATTTGTCTCGATATACCGCAACATAAAAATCTTCTTGTAGTATATCATTCCACGGAACATTAGCATCTTTAATAGAATATGGTCCGTTAAAAATATTATCATTTGAAGATCTAGGAAAAATATTGTCGTTCACTTCAACCACCAATTTTCCCAAGGAAACACTACCCAAAGATCGTTATTTGCCTTATTAATTTCAATACCTGAATAATCCATTTTAACCTGTGCAATGCTTGAAAGATTATCAACAAGAACTGCAAACTTTACGTTATTATTCCAAACATCGTTCCATGCAGGATTATCTTTTAAGCAGCTCAAAGGCCAGTCTTTTAATATCCAGTTAAACGTAGCACCTGTATCGTTAATATCGTCAACAATAAGAATATTTTTTCTACTTTCAGGATCACTAAACCCTGAAGTTTTATCATTGTTGTCTCTCAATTTATACCCGATTGCATTGTCAGCCATCCAACAATTGGATTCCGTATCCTTGTTGCTACCTTCTCGAAGGCTAACTTTAAGAGTGTGGCATGGCACATCAAAGTAATGGCTAATCATTACTGCAGGTAGCAACCCTCCTCGAGTAATTCCTACGATATAGTCGGGCTTCCATCCTGATAAAGTAATATCACGACAAAGTTTTGCAGTTAAAAATTTATATTCATTATAGTCGACAAAAAGTTTATTCATTATCCATGTCCTTTCATGCTTAGACAAATGTCATAAAATTCTTTCTTTAATGCAGGATCGCTGTTAAATGCGCCTAGCATAATTGCTGTAGTCATGTCGCTTTCGTGCTCGCGAACTCCACGCATAGTCATACAATGATGTTCAGCTTTAACTACCACAGCAATATGTTCAGTCTTAGCATATTCTTTAAGTGCATCAGCAATCTGTGTGGTCATTTCTTCTTGAATCTGTGGTCTTTCACAAATATGATGTACAAGACGATTAAATTTACTAAGTCCGATTACTTCGTCTTCGGGTACAATACCTACCCAACATTTACCAACAATATTTTGGAAATGATGTGCACAAGTGCTACGAATACTAATAGGACCTGTAGTATACAAACTCTTGTAACCCATGTTAGGAAAAGCTGTTACCTTAGGTACTGGGCGATACCGTCCGCTAAATGTTTCTCTAATAAACATTTTAGCTACACGGCGTGCAGTATCATTTGTATTATGATCGTGTTTAGTATCGATAACTAGACTTTCTAAAACCCCTTGAAAACGTTCGGTAACTTCATCGACTAGTAAATCAATTTCTTTATCATTATAAATGAATTTAGAAATATTATCATTACTATGATATCTTTCTCCAGAACGTTCGATACGATCACGAATTACATTGCTTATACGTTTACCTACATCACTCATTATAATTATTCTCCGAGTTTTCGTCGTGGATGACGCTATGATCTTATAATATACTATTATTTAGGCAGTGTCAAATTAATCTTTTTAAAATTTCATCTGCACTAAAAAAATCTTTACTTAAAATTTCTGTTTGTTTTTTCAAAGTTGGAAGCTTTGTTTCGTAAGATTCCATATGGTCGATAATTTTATTACATAATTCTTCTCGATATGTTTCGTAAGAAAAGAAATTTTCTGTCCATTCACTAGGATACTTAAATGTTTCAAAATACATTTCTGAATAACTTAATCGATCAGGAACCATCGGTATTGCATCAAGTAATGCACCTTCATAACAACTAATACCTAAAGTTTCTTGCAAATTTGCACTGAATACTAATTTTGCTCGGCTCAATAAATTATGATATTCATGTTTAGTTAACTTTTGATCTTGGCAAACTACAAATTCATATTGTGGAAGGCGAATTTTTAAATCTCTAAAAATATCTACCTGTTTTTCTGGAGCAATACGATGTGGAAATAAAATAAGATTTTGTTTTGGCATATTTTTATATGAAGTTAATAACTCCTCCATATATTCCATAGGCCATCCGGATCTTACAATTTTATCACCATCAAATCTTTCTAACCAATCGTCCTGATACCAAGGATTCGATGTCGGCGCTCCGTTATGTAGGAGATTATCGAAAAACATCTTTATATGAAAATCGGTAGCAAAATAATTATGATCTATAGCCCAATACATACTCTTTTCGGCATTTCTTACCCAGGGCTTGTCACCAATAAGTCTACCTAGGAAATCTTCAGGATCATAACTTCCTGCGTGCCAAAGAGCGTGAATCTTTACAGGAATCTGTAATAATTCACTCATGTATTTAAGATTTATGATGCCAGGATGCCAAGCATCAGTAAACAAAAAATGATCACCGGAATGAACTGTTCCTGAGCAAAATAATCTAGAAATTTGCTCAACCTGACTAGCTTTATATACATTTGTTCCACCAAAATTAAGAAAAGCACCAGGAGTAGTAGAACTTGGAATGTCTACAGGACCTGAAATTATTTCTACTTTAATCCCTTGATTTTGAAGTAAATTAGGTACATGGGTCTTCCATTGACCCGTGTACCGTGTTTCTACTGCTTCAATGTCTACTATATAGACAGTCATCCCTTGGTCCTAGAAACTCTTTCTCGACGATATCCTCGTCGATCGTTATTTGACTTCGCAAAAAAGTCTCGCCATTCCCTAGACTTATACAAGTCTGCTGGGTCAAATCGGAGAAGATTGAATCGGCAATGATCCAACCAAGCTTCAAGATCCTCATAGATTCGAACTACTTCGGGCTTCATCGAACGATTCTTAACACTCGCCATTTAAAATTACCTCACCATCTATTGTTAAACTTAATGAAACAACCATTTTCGTTGTCTTCACTTACCTCAATCCAGATATTTCTGGCGCCATATTTGTTGTGAATTACTTCATGTAAATCCTTAGCAATCATTTCACAA